TTGGTGGCTATACCGTTTATCATACAGGTAATCTTCCTACTATTCCAACAAACACTAATCAACTTACTAATGGTTCAGGTTATATTACATCATCAGCAACGTCATTAACTTTAACTGGTAATTTAACAGTATCATCTGGAAATACAACAGGAGGTGGTATTATACTAGCTGATGATGGAGACATAGTAGATTTAAATGATGCTTACTTATCTTTAAGATTTTCAGCTGGTGTAAGAATATTTTCAGCAAATAGAGGAGGATCTCCAGTAATTACTTTAGGAAACAATGGAGCAATATCAGCAAGTAGTATATCCGCTGGGAATATAACAACAGGTGTTAATGGTAACCACATCGTACAACGTGATGCTAATGGTTACATTTATGCAAACCATGTTAACTTTAATACTTCTGAAAATGAAAATCCTGGTATTAGTAGTTTTATAACTTCTAATGGTGATGGTTGGTCTAGGAAGTCTAGTCTTGCTCACGTTAAAAACTCTATTCGTGGTATAGCAGATGGTAGCTGGGCAATTAGTGCTGCACAATTAGGTGGATTATCTCTTCAACAAGTAGTACGTTATCACTCAGGTAGTGATTTTGCAAATGGGACATTAGTAATTACAGACATAAATGGAGCAGCAACATACGGTGACTCTTTTGTAATGGAAGTTACTGGTAAAAGTTATGGTAGTGGTCCTGCTCCTTTTGGTTTATTATTAGAAGGATACATATACGCAGATACATTTATAAACGTAGGGGCTATATCATATGGTTCATGGTTTCCAGGTCCAATTAGAATTCTTAATTATAATGGAAACTTAGCTTTTTGGTGGCCTCGTGGTTCATATTGGAATTCTTTTAGTGTTTATGTAAGAGAAGCTGGAGGTGGTTCTTCAAACAGAGTTACTTCTATAATTGATTCTGCAGAACCATCAGTATCTAAGAAAGTATCTGTTAGTATAATACAATCTTTAAATTCAAGCAATTATAACTCATATGCTCCTACATTAACTGGGGGCAATGCAAGTGGAACCTGGGGAATAGCTATTACAGGTAATGCTGGTTCTGTTAATAGTAGAACAGTAGGTAATGGTAAAGGAAACATAGGATACTTTGATGTTAATGGAAATCTTTATATAAATAATCCTGAAAGTTATAGTGGTGAAGTAAGATTAGGTGCTGCTTGGAGTAGAGGAGGCGTTTATACATCTGGTACATTATCAATGTCTACCTCTTCTGGTAATATAAACTTTGTATCTAATGATACAACAATTGGTGGATTTAGATGGGATAGTTCAAATGGTACAAGATTTATTGTTGGTTTAGATGGTAATGTTGCAACTCCATATACTTTAATAGATGCCAACAAACGTCCTGTAATGTATGCAAGAGGTGCTTACCCAGTATTAGTATTGGATCATACAGAAACTAGTAATACAAACCATGGTCCTACAATCCAATTTTCATTTAATGGTTTAGATTCTAGACAATGGGTAATTGGAGCGTCAGGTAATGGTAGTAGATTAGACTTTGGTATGTCTAATGCAGCTTATAGTAATACAAACTATAACCCTCACAATGGTATAGCAGGCTATCAAGGTAAAACTGTTATGAGAATGACAGAAACGGGTGTAGCTATTGGAAGCTTAGGAACATATCCAACTATAAATTCACCTAATTACGCTCTAGAAGTATATGGAGCAATTTCATCTAATGATATAGTAAGAACATCTAATTTTAGATTAGCAGGTACATTAGTATTGTCTGGTTCAGGTGCTGAGATAGGAAACTCAACAGGTGCTAGATTAACAGAAAGTTATGGTGCTGTGTGGAATATGGGTAATAGTGCAACATGGCATCACCAAGTAATAAATGGTTCATCATTGTGTGGTTTTAATGCAAGTGGTGGTAACTTTGGAAATGGTAACTATTATGGTACAGGAGATGTTACAGCATACTATTCTGATGAAAGATTAAAAACTAAGATAAATACTATTACAGATGCTATAGAAAAAATTAAATCATTAGAAGGTTTTGTATACGTAGAAAATGATTTAGCACGTAGTCTTGGTTATACTAATGAAAAAGAACAAGCTGGTGTTTCTGCACAGCAGATTCAAGCTGTACTACCTCAAGCAGTTTCATTAGCTCCATTTGACATGCAGGGTGTAGCTGAGACAGGAGAAGTAGTATCTAAGTCTGGAGAAAACTATCTCACTGTAAAATATGATCGTATTGTACCTTTATTAATAGAAGGTATTAAAGAGCAGCAGTTACAGATAGAAGAGTTAAAGAAAGAAATTAAAGAACTTAAAAATAAATAATATATGGCTTTACAAGGTAGTGGCTCTATATCAATGAGTCAGATTAACTCAGAACTACAGAGATCTAGCACAGCAACTATTAGTTTAGATGCTGCAGAAAACGGTAGTTATGCTACTATTAATACATGTAGTTCATCACGACCATCATCTAGTAACCCAGCTTCTATGAGTGAATGGTATTCATACAATCATACTGCTGCATGTTGCCCGGCTTATGGTACATACTACTCACAGTATTGTAGTGGGTATGATTTATATTACACATACCATAACGGATCATGTGGATATTATAGTTCACTATATCAATCAAATTCAACAACTTGCGGATATACTGCACCAAGTTGTACTACACGATATACAGCATATTCTGGATACTTTAGCTACTATGAGTGTGGTGGTGACTTTTATTCAGGATACTACGAACAAAACTATTCTGTTTGTGCTGAAGCTACTTCAGGTGGTGGATGGATTAATTCTGGATTTAGCTGTGGTGGATTTGGTGGTGCAACCTAATAATTTAGTAACTTTAAAATAAAAAAATCTATGCTAACGTATTACAAATTTCATCTGTCTCATTTTAAACTAAATTCTGAGAAGACTTTTTTTCAGCAAGTAAACAACTTCCCTAATGAGAAAACTATCATTTACGGACAGATTGGACCTTCTGTAGAAGCTTTACATGAAATGAAAGTAAGAGACAACTGGACCGAAATTACAGAGGAAGAGTACAATACTGTAAAGACAGAAGTGTTAAACTTCTTGTCTGCCAATTAGTCATCCACATTTGGGGATAACTTTTTTGGTACACTACTTGTATATCTTTGTATATTCGTAACAGATTAATCTAAAATTTTAAAAACACATGGAAAAAATTTCTCTTAAGTTGTTTGAGTTCTACAATCTAGATGCAGAACTTAACGGTTTAACCAACCAGCAAACTGGTGAAAAAATTGCTTCTGGTCTTATCCAGGAAAAACTGTCTTTAGTTACTAAGTACTGGCTAACAGAACTAGGTAAGAAAGTGGCTGCTGAAAAAGCTGCCGTAGAAGAACTAAAGAATGACCTTATCAAGAAGTATGGTAAGGAAGATGACAAGGGTGGTATCTCTATCCCTATGGTCATTGATGAACTAGATGAAGAGGGTCAACCTAAAAAAGATCTAGATAAAGACGGTAACTGGTTTACCAAAAAGGTTATCAACCCTGAGTTCCAGTCTTTTGAGCTTGAGTTTAACAACTTGCTTCAGACTGAGAAAGACCTTGAGTATAAAGCTTTTACGCTTGAAGACTTTGAGAAGGTTGAGACTTCTGAGAACTACGGAACCTTCTTTAAGCTTATTAAGGTTGAAGAAACTAAAGTTGTTCCATTGAACTAAGCCCCCCTGCTTTCTTCTATATATAAAAGACCACCTCCTATGAGGTGGTTTTTTTTGCTATTTCAACAAAAATAATGTATATTATATTGTAGACTAGTTAAAACTTAAACACAAACTTATATGGCACTTAAAATTACTACCCAGATTGGAACCGATAAAGGCATTACATCTGAGGCATATGTACGTATAGCTGACTATCAGATCTCTAAATATGGGTCTGCTAACTTTAGAATTGAACTTTTTCAAAGTCAGGATGATGCAACTCCTGCTACTTCTTACCCAGGAATGGGTGGCGGTGTAGCTCGTAACCAACAGATTGGTGAAAGCTTATATGTTGCTTTAACTCAGCAAGTAGAGGAAACCATTACTGTAAAACGTATGGCTCCTGTACAAGTAGAGTTTGAAGAAGAAGTTGCTGGTCCTTTGGATTCTGACGGTAATCCTACAAGCACAACTGTTACTAGAACTCGTACAGAAATGCAAGAGCAAGATGTAGAAGAAACAATCACTAAGACTGTTCCTGACTTATCTTCTGCTGAAGGTGTAGATGTATTTGAGTTTGGTTACGGTCATTTAAAAGCAAAACTAGAAGGTCTGTTTGGTGCAGCCAACGTGGTTGATTGTTAATAACTTATTGATACCCAATATACTATGTTACCTACGAAATCCAATACTGCCGATAAGGGTTGTTCTCCGGTGTCCTCCAATTGTGTAATCTGGCAAGGACCGGATCTAGGATGCATTGACCTCTGCAACGGTGATGCCATCTCTGATGTAGTGTACAAAGTAGCTACAAAACTTTGTACTATTCAGACTTCTTTAGACTTATCTACTTTAGACTTATCTTGTCTAGTTTCTTTTTGTTCGGCAGCAAATCCAGCTCCTACTGGTGCTAATAAAACCCTATTGGCAGTATTGGATTTTATTATAGATAAAGTGTGCTGTTTAAATACAGCTATTCAAAACTTACCAGCTGGTGGAGGTTCTACTTACACTGAACCTAACGTATCATTACCTACTTGTTTACAATACACTGATCCAGGTACAGGTCAAACTGTTACAGTTTTACAACATAGTGCTTATACACTAAGACTTGCTAATCAGTATTGTAATCTAAAAGCTACAGTAGATAGTCAAACTACTACAATTGCTTCTCATAATACTAGAATTACTGCTTTAGAAAATAGACCTGCAGTTACTATTCCTTTAGTAACGCCTAATTGTATTCTAACTCCTGGTACACCTACAGCTATGAATTTAGTTCTTGATGAACTAGAAGCTCAGTATTGTACACTAAGAGGTGTATTAGGAACAAACACTGCTTTAACAACAGCTGTTGCACAACAGTGTCAAGGTCTTGGTGCATCTCCTGCTTTAAGTACTTCAGGTAATATTAGCTCACTACCAGGTTGGAATGGTACATCAACTACTGTTGCATCTGCAGTACAAAACCTTTGGGTTGTGTTATGTGATATGCGTCAAGCTATATATGATGTAAAACAGTGTTGTGGTCAAACAGATTGTTCTTCTTTCTTACTTGGTTTTACAGCTGCAACTAATGAAGCTCGTACACAAGTTACCGTATTCTTTAATGGTGGTGGTACAGTAATTCCTTCAGGATTTGCAAACTGTACAGCTTTAGGATCTAAGATTACTATTAAAGATGCATCTGGAAAAACTTATACAGATAATGTAAACTTACTAACTGCTGTTACAGATACAGATGGTATTACTTACACTGTTTCTGGTGCTGCTCTAAATACATCTCAGGCTTATACAATCACTGTAGAAGGATGTCTTACTAAGAACGGTAACACTTGTACTAAGACTGCTACATTTACAGTTTCTGTACCTTGTCCGATTATTTCATCAGTAACAGCAACATTATCATAAAATGAACGTAACGCTTAACTGGACACCTGGAGCTGGATCTACATCACAGACTGTGCAATATAAACTTGCAACAACTTCTACATGGACTACATTTAGTACTGTGTCAGGTACTGTTACAACAGCAACTGTTACAGGATTAGCTGATAACTTAATTTATGATTTTAAAATATTAACAGCTTGTAACGGTGGTACTAGTACACAAAGTCCTACTGTACAAAAGATTAATATTATTTGTCCTACAGTAACAGTAACACCGGCTTCTACTAGTCTTTCTTATAGTTTTCCAGAAATTGGTGGATCAGTAACAAGTTATGTTGTTAAATTATTTAACTCTGGCGGTACTTCAGAACTAGCTTCTCAAACACCTACAGGTACAACAACTCTTACTGGTACATTTAGCAGTCTCACTGCAAGTACTACATATAAGATTAGAGTGATACCTACTGCAGGAACAATCACTAAAACTGATTGTGCATTTGCTACTGGTGTAACATTAGCTCCTCCTACGTGTAATCCACCAACAGGAGTAACTGCTGATTTAACACCTGAACCTTAATATAAACATTTAATAATATAAGATTATGTCATGCGGTTGTAACGATACTCCCCTACCTTTAGGTAACTGCAACGATGGTTGTGCAGATTGCTCCCCTACTAACACAGTGAGTTTACCTCCTTGTGTAAGTGGTGAACCATGTGATGAAATTTTGTTTACAGATTGTGTAAAGTTTGCTGGACCAAATCTTCCAGCTCTTGGTATTGTTAATGGTGATCGTTTACTTACAGTATTGACTAAATTACATAGAGTACTTAATGGTGTAATCACTCCAACTATTACATTGGCTAACTACACTGCTACAGCTACAACAACTACACCTTTAGTAGTAAGTTATTTAGGACTTGGTCCAGTTTACACTTCTACTGCCGGTGCAACAAGTAATGGTACAGCTATCACTGTAGGTAGTACTACTGGCTTAGTGGCTGGTATGACTTTAGAAGTAACAGCTGGTGTAGGTGCATTTGCTGCAGGAACCACTGTAGTAAGTGTTACTAATACAACTGTATTTGTAGCTTCAGCAGCACCAAGTACAGCATTATCTGGTGGTGCAACCATTATTAGAGGCACAGGAACTAGTCATCAAATCTTTAACATTACTGTAGTACAAAATACTCCAAGAACATTTAGAGCATTTGTAGGCTCACACGTTGTAGTGAGTGGTACAGGTACAGTCGTATAACAAATAACCATATGCCAGTAGCACCTTGTAGTTCATTAAAAACTTTAACTATTCAATACACTACGTCTAGTATAATGCCTGATGGTGGTTATACTGTTCAATGGAGGGTTGTGGGTGATGAAGTTTGGTACACTGAACCTAATAAAAAAGCTAATCCAATTGTTATAGCAGGTGTTCCATCTTGCTATCCTTTAGAGGTTAAGTTAATGGTAGACTGTGGTTCAGGATTAGAAGTTGTTGAAACGTTTGGTGTAGCAGGATCTGGATTATCTACTTGTTATACATATGAACTTTTAGATACAGCACAATATACATACACACCATGTGGCTCAACTAATAGTGTTTCAGTATATAACTCTTCAGATTCACAAGTTCAACAATCAGTTTGTGCTATAGACGGAACTGTTAGTGGTGGTAGTTTTACTCGTATGGGTCAATGTTTAGGATAATAAGAATAAGTAAATGCCTAATAAATTAACTATAAATTTTACTGCAGCTAGTCCAGCACCGTCTGGAGGATATCTGGTTAGGTATTGGGAAACTAGTACACCTGGAACGATATTAACTACAACTGTTACAAGCAGTCCTGCAGTCATTACTGGTTTAACAGGTTATGATTACACTGGTACTGTTGAGTCAGTTTGTAGTTTTGGTAATTCTACTAGAGTAACCTTTACAGACGCTGTTTGTAATGTAACATTTAATATTTCTTCTACATCTCCAACTAACCAACAAGGTACTAATGGTACTGCTACAATTAGTAATATTGTAGGTGGCTCTGGTTCATATACTTATAGCTGGAATACATCTCCTGTACAGACAACAATAACTGCTACAGGATTAACTGGTGGTCAAACATATATTGCTACAGTTACAGATACTGTGACAGGTTGTGTAACTACAGAAAATATAGTAATTGGTGAAACAAACTTTACGTTTGATGCTGACTACATGGTGATAACTTATGAGTTTACAAATGGAACAGATTTAGATACAAGGACAAGAATTGTGTCTATTGATGGTACAACATATGCTGATCAAAATGGCCAAGGTAAATATATAGGATGGGATCAATATAGAAGGACTCCACAAAGTGCTACATATATAGAGAATGGTAGCGTATGTACACTACCTGTTAAACCATTAGCAATTTGGGGATCTGATAATCTACTACAAGGTTATGAATCTGTAATGGTTGACTTTACACAACTTGGTGCTGGACAAAATGAAGTGGTAATAGATTGTCGTGCATTTTGGTATAGTGTACTTGGTACTAATCCAGTCAACATAAGTTTTACTCTTTATAAAGGAGGATGTATGATTAAACAAGGTGCAAGTGGATCTCCAGCATTTAATTTTACTAATCCTACAGCTACTGCAACATTAACTGGAGCATCAGCTAGTAAATTAATTACAGCTAAAAATACTAGTGGTACAGCTACAGGTTCTTCTGATTTAGAAAGTCCTAATATTTCAGTTAATTTAACAAGAGGTCAACGTTTAGCTGTTATCACTTATAACAGAAGTACAAACGTAGGTAATATAGATACTAATGATACAACAACTCCTGTAGTATAATGAAAGAACTAACAAAAATAATAGAAGATAATTTAGGTGTTGATCATGTAATACATGCTTCTTATGATCTTAATAATTCTCACTATACTATTTATAAAGAATATGATGGTATGAGAAATGTAGTTATGAAAGATCATAATACACTTAGTCCTTTCTTTGATAATCTTATTGAAGCAGATAACTGGATAAATACTAATTCATAATGCCAACTCTAAATATAACTTTCCCTGCAGCATCACCTGCTCCGTCATCGGGGTATAGGGTAAAGTATTGGCCTACTGATAATCCTGCAAACATAACTACAACTATTATAGCTACAAACTCTCTTTCAGTACCTGGATTAATTGGTACATCATATACAGGAACTGTAGAGGTAATTTGTGGAGAAGGAGCTTATAGCTCACCAAGGAATTTTACAACTGTAGTTTAAAAATATAAAAAAGTCAGTGGTTTTGTTGGTTTCCACCTGGCAAACAAGGCCCCTGGTGTTTCTACATCGGGGGCTAAAATTTTTAGAATGTTGATATCTTGTGTATAAAAAGTACTATTATTGATTAACATCAACTAACTTTATACACCATATACCCAATCCAAACAACTATGACGTTAATCAATCAGGTGTATGGCTCTCTCAGATGGAAAAAAACTGATGAGGTCTGTGCTTCAAAGTTAGGTATTTCACTACAAAAGTACCAAGAAATTAAGAAACAAATTTTACAGACAAGAGACCTTTTACAGGATGAACTAGATAGTAGTCTTGTTAATATTGTAGGTAAAAGAATGCTAGAACTGATAGATGATGAGACAATCAAAAATCAGTATATTGCAGACCTTGAAGATCAATTGGTAGATGCAATCAACCAAACTAAAGAAAAGGTTGTAGAATGGAAGGAAAACCTTGAAGAAGGGGTAGCTGAGATTAAAGGTATAGCCTTCTCAGAACCTAAGAGTCCAGAAGAGATAATTAGAATATTAAAGATAGATACAGAAAAGTGGAAACTTAGTTCCTATTGGAACAAACAACATAAGGACTACTGGCTTATTTCAGCCATGGTTACACAGAAAGTCTTGGAACCCAAGGACTTACTACAAGAAACATTACAGAATTTTAACCCGTCATATAAACCCGTTGCAGAGGTATTTGTTAATGACAAATTTGAAAATCCAACTGTGGGGATCTTGTCTATACAGGATCTCCACTTTGGTAAAGAGGGTAACCTATCTATAGTAGATGACTTTAAAGATAGTATTAAGAGTCTTATATTAAGATCTTATTACTCCCATAATCTAGAAAAGATTGTATACGTAATAGGTGGTGACCTTTTAAACATGGATACATTTGGTGGACTAACTACTAAGGGTACACCAGTAGACTCTGAACTTAGGGCTCAAGATGCTTATAATGAAGCATTTGATGCTATGTTCTGGTCAGTTAACTTTATCAAGCAGTTCTGTAAAGAACTAGAGGTTGTTTACCTACCTGGTAATCATGACCGTTTATCTTCGTACCATCTGGTACACGCACTATCTAAGTGCTTTACACAAGAGATATCTATTACATTTAATGCTACCTATGAGGAAAGAAAGGTTGTGACCTGGGGTCAGAACTTCTTTGCATTTGAACATGGGGATGTAACTAAGAAAATGACAGCTCTTGTCTATGCTACAGAGTTCCCACATCAGTGGGGACAGACTACGTTCCGTACATGTTACACTGGACACTTCCATACAAAGAAAGTTACTGAGTTTGTAACAGACAATGAGGTGCATGGCTTTAGTATTAAGCATCTTCCTTCTCTATCTAAGTCAGACTATTGGCACTATCACAACAAGTTTACAGGATCTAAGCGTCAGGCAGTTATGGAAATCCATGACTTAACTAAGGGTAAGATATCTGAGTTTACCCATAATGTTTAAACTATAAAAGTTTAAGTAGGAAACCTCGTAGATTTTTCGTAAATTATTAATGTAGCAGTATAGTGAAAACATATAGGAAACCAGACCTCAATGCTCCAAGATATAGATCTAAGAAATTAAACTTTACAAACGTAGAGTTTTATGATAGGTTTATAGAAGAGAACCCAAAGTACTCTTCGTTAAGTGTAGATAAGTTTAAAGAAGTGATATCTGTATTTAATGGGAAGCTTTGGGAAACAGCAGTTAATGAACGTGATGGTGTAGAACTACCAGAGCAATTAGGTAACTTATTCATTGGGTCTTGTCCACGTAAGAAAAGACACAATACTAACTACAAGATGTCTAACGAACTTGGTTCTAAAATACAGTTTCAGAATTGGGAGAGTGATAACTATGTAGCTAAAATTTTGTACACTAACTACGAGACTAAGTATCGTTTTAAAAATAACGAGATGTGGTCTTTCACCGGTGTAAGAGATTTTAAAAGAACCATAGCTAGGACATATCCTGAAAACTGGAAAAGATATATACTACTTGATAATATGATTAAGGTGAGTAGAATCTTTAGAAAACAGAAAAGTCAGGACATTATTAAAAATGAAACAGAACAGCTGTTACAACAGTATGATGAGTTTAATCTGGATTAACCATGGCTAAAACTACTATAGGAGATGTAATCTCCAGAATGCGTACACAAATAAAAGCTGTCAGACAAGATGCTTTCTTGACTGATAGAGCTATTTATGCATTCATCCTAAAGCACACTAAGTGGTTGATGAAACGTGAGGATGGTAAGAATCAACTTCTATCTTTTTCTGGAGTAGTACAAACTTTAGATTTTGTTGAGCTTATTGAGGTGGATAAGGTGGAAGCATGCTGCACTGGACTAAGTTCTGATTGTACTATCAAACGTACAAAAGACAAGATGCCAATCTTTATGCAGGGATACTACGGTCCGCTTATTCGTTCTACTACATCTATTGACGGTTCTCAAGAACTTCAGCCAACTAACCCTAGTACTTATTTATCTTTATCTAAATCTAAAAATTTTAGATTTAATAAGGCTAAGTATTATTGGTATCTAAATGACTATCTATATTTTCCTGATATAGATTGGGATGCTGTACGTATAGAAGGAATCTTTGAAGAAGATATTTCTGTGTTTACTTGTGCGGCTGATAGCTGTGTTCAAAAAACAGATCAGCCTTTTAATGTTCCAGATTACTTATTTGGTGAGATAGAGAACAACGTATTTAAAGATCTTATGGGAATGATGCAGATTCCATCAGACAGTTCTCAAGATAAACAGAACGTATTACGATGAAAACTGAATTACAATATAGAACCTTTGATGAACTTCTTAATGAAGTTCAAACAGACTTTGTTACCTACAATAATGAGGGGATGATTGAGCCTGCTCAGCTTATTAAGGTGGCACAAAGAGTTAACTATGACTTAGGTCTTAGAATTCACGGTACTAAAGAAAAGGTAATAGATATTGAAAAGAAGAAAGCCAAACTACCTGGTGACTTCTATGTACTTAATTATGCATACTTATGTGGTAAGTACACTGTATCATATCCTTCTATGTCTGGTCGTCACACTGAGAATGTGATATTAGATCCTACTAAGTGTAGTGTTGTAAATGGCGTTAACACCTGTAACAAATGTGGAGGTACAGATACTACATGTATATGTGAGAGAACATATGCTGTAGAATGTAAGACAGGAGAAAAGATATATGTACAAGTAGTTGAGAAACGTAAGCATGAAGTTAAGACTTACGAGACAGTAGAAAAATTAAACATTGCTACTTCTTCAGGAAGAATAGATGCCCTTAATGATACTCAGAAGACTGGCTACATTAAGAATGGATTTATTTATACTAACCTAGAAGAAGGATCTGTATTTATTTCTTACCAAGGTGCTTTAGAAGATCATGATGGTAACTTGTTAGTACTAGATCATCCTGTGATTAATGAGTACTATGAGTATGCAATGAAACAACGTATTCTAGAAAACTTATATATTAACGGAGAAGATGTTAGTCAAAAGATGCAGCTTATTGAGCAACGTTTAAGAGGTGCTCGTAATAACGCATTGAGTATTGTAAATACTCCAGACTTTGCAGAAATGTATAAAGTGTGGCAGATGAACCGTAAAGCTCAGTACAATAAATATTATGATATGTTTAAATCAACAGACGGTGTCTAATGTATGAGTACAAGCACAACCATAAAATTACCTACTTACAGTTGTAAAATAATTATAAGTATAGTTGATAGTGTTACTATTGAAGCAGACAGAATATATAAAAGATATAAAGTAAAAGAAACATTTGGTGATGAAGCAGAAGGAGCTTTAGTTATGCCAGATTCAGATGTTTATTATTTACTAATAGGAGCAAAGTACTTAACCCATAATACAATAGCTCATGAGATATTTCATGCTGCTGTTAGAGTTACAGAAGATAGAGGAGTGATAGATGAAGAAGCACAAGCTTGGTTGGCAGGACACTTAACCGCTGTGACATATAAATTTATAGAAAAGAAGAAGTTAGTAATAAAACATGGCTGAACAAGAATCACAAAATCCGGGAGCTGTTACCAACACCTTTAATAAAGGGATGGTAAAAGATTACAATGAGACTTTTGTAGGTGAAGGTTTGTGGACGCATGCCCGTAATGCTGTAAACAATTCTCATGATGGTCAAGTTGGGGTTATTGGTAATGAACCAGCTAACTTGTTTTGCGTAACTCTTCCTTATACTTTAATTGGTACTGTACACTACGGTGGTGACGAATGGATTGTTTTTACAACAGATGATCTTAACTCTGAGATTGGTATTTTTGATGAGTCAGCTTGTTCTTACACCAAGATTATAAATGATCCATGTTTAAACTTTAAGCGTACCAATCTTATCACTGGTGTTTCACGTGAAAGATTTGACTGTGAGACATTACTATATTGGGATGACGGTTTAAATCCTACAAGAGTTTTAAACATTAATGATATACCTTATGTGTGTACTACTGGCACAGGAACTAATCAGCCTTTTAAGTACAAACTAATAGGAGCTACTTGCCCAGCTAAAACAGCTACAACTACTATTACTTATAAAGATATAAACTTTACTGCTCAGACTAAACATTTAGTAGATGGAGAAGTGTTTGAGTTCTTATCTTATGAGAAGCCAGAAGATATGCAGATTACTTCTCGTAGCTGCACAGATCAACCATGCTTTACTCATACTATTAATATTAGTATTCCTACAGGTGATCGTACTGTATATGAATTATGTCTCACAGATCAACAAGCATATGAACAACAGTTTCCTAATGGAATACTTAATACATTAACTGTTGTAAGTAAAAATTTAGATAATAACGGTAACGCTGTACCATGTGGTTGTGTATCTCAAAGTACTACAACTTCTCCTTATGTTTTAAATGATATTACTGATTATACGGTATCAAAACTAAATTGTAAAACTGAGACTTGTTCTGATAGATTAGATTGTGAAAAGATTAGACTAGCTTCATTAATTACACAGCCTTGTGTTTCTTTACAGAAAGGTAAGGGTGCTGGTACTTTAGCTAATGGATCTTATCAAGTAGCTTTAGCTTACACTGTAGATGGTGTTAGAGTAACTGACTACTTTGGACTAAGTGAGGTGCAAGCTTTATTTACTCATCAGAACTTATCAGGTTCTTTAGAAGTAACAATTACACAAATTGATAAAAGCTTTGACGAGTTTGAACTAGTTGTTATATCTAATATCAACCAACAAACCGTTGTAAAAAGTCTTGGTTATTATTCTACTAGCCAAGGTGTTATATACATTAGCACTATAGGACCAGAATTAATTACTGTACCTCTTTCTTTAATAGTTCAGAGAACTGAGCCAATTGAAAAGTCGGACGCTATGTATTCAGTAAATAATTATTTATTACGTGTAGGTACATATAGTAAGTTTAGATTTAACTATCAAAAACAAGCTAACGCTATTAAGTCTAAGTGGGTAGCTGTACAGTATCCGGCAACATACTATGTAAAGGGAGGAAACAATCCTTCTTTTATGAGAGATGAACAATATGCATTTTTTATTAGATGGGTATACAATACAGGAGAGCGTTCTGATTCATACCATATTCCTGGTAGACAAGCACTAGCTTCTGATAGAGCTACTATAGGTGGAGAAGATGCTTTTGAAATAGCAGATGGATTAACTGTACAACGCTGGCAGGTAGAAAATACAGGAATAGTAGACTCATTAACAACAAGTACATTATCTGATGGTGGTAAAATTATTGCAAGTGGCCAAATGGGCTACTGGGAGTCTACAGAATTTTACCCTGACAATAACTCTGAAGTATGGGGATCATTTTGTGGTCAGCGTATTAGACACCATAAGTTTCCTGATGCCACTGTAGATCCTATTATTAACCACTATAACACTGATGGTCAAAACATTGTAGTTTTAGGAGTACAGTTTGAGAATATTACTCATCCATTAGGGCTAGATGGTTTACCCATCTCATCTATTGTTGGATATGAAATACTTAGAGCTACAAGAGAAGGTCATAAGACTATTGTAGCTACTGGTATATTTAACAACATGCGTGAGTATACTATTCAGGAAGGAACAGTAGGTATTCAAGGATTGTATCAAAACTATCCTTACAACGATCTTTCTCCTGACTACTACTTAACGTCAGATGAGAATATTATAAACGAAGGTTCTTTTGATAACCGTAAGCGTGATCCATTAAGAAACTATAGAAAAGATGTATTCTCATTCCATAGTCCGGATACTACGTTTACACAACCTTTCCTATCTGTACAAGAGGTTAAGCTTTATGGAGAGGTATATGGTAAGTCACAGGGTTCATTTGAGATACCTTGGAGACATCCTAAAAATAAGTTTATTGGTAGAGAGGTTGAAATAGTTAATAAAGCTTTACAGATTATTAGACTTATAAACACTATTGGTAATAATAATTTTCCTCCAGGTAGTGTAGAGTTTGTGGGTACAGGTACTGTTCCTGTTAAAATTAATTTAGCTCCTGCTCCACCTGAGAAAAAAGAAACAGTTGTTGGTGGTCTTTTAGGAGGTTTAGCAAATATTATTGTACCAGGATCCGGTAGTGCTGTAGCAGGTGTTGTTAACAGTGTAGCATATGGTTTAGAATTAGTAGCTTATAACGCTCAGATGCTTTTAGTTAAGTATATCACAACTGAAACTACACATGCTCAAATGCAGGCGTTAATTTATGGACTTATTCCTAAACGTCAGTATGCATTACAATATAACTCACATGGATTCTTTAATAAGTTTACTCCATCTAATTCTGGAAACAGAAGAAGAAAGATTGATGATAGCTTATATGTAAAGTCAAACGTACAAGGTTTTAATAATGGGTTTAGAATTAATAACTTATACAGAAGCAACTTTGTAATAGTTAAACTTCCTAACGGCAAGTCGTTTGATAATCCACGTAATAGTGATAACAGTAGAGTATTGATTAGTGATGCTGGCGTAGAACCACAAAAAGGTTTTCAGCGTGACATTTCTTGTCATTACGGAGCTATTAAAATACCATTAGCATCACAATATGGACAACTAGAGTCTATTAAACAAATACCAATCTCTACATGTATTGGTAAAACTAATGGAGCATCTGGAGTTAAGTTTACATCAGATGTTATATTTGGTGGTGATGTTTATATTAATAAGTTTACTGAAAAGAACAGCATGCCTTTCTTTAATGATTGGATGATAGACTTTCCAGATGAAACTGCTTATGACTATAGAAACTATATTAACGTTCCTTATCCAAGATATTGGATGAATACAACAGAGGTTGAGTATAAACTACTACAATCATCTGCTAAAGAACATCATCACTTAGATAAGTCTGTTAATAGATTTTTCTATATCCATAAAGGATATATGTACTTATTTAACTCTGGCGTAAGAGAGTTCTTTGTAGAGTCTGAAGTTAACCTAGCTTACCGTGATTGGGAGGATGAAACATCTAAGCGTCACTATGATGCTAATAGTTTTTCAGATCTAGGTTTAATGTTTAGAAGTGATATCATTAGAAGTGGTAACTACTATAAGTATGATTACTCTCTAAGTATATCTAAACTATATAGTAATTTTATATCTTTTGGTAATCTTTTACCAAGAACATATGATCCTGAAACTTATTCTACTTGCTATACATATAGACCAAATAGAGTGATCTATTCTTTACCACAGCAAGATGAAATAAGTAAAGATAACTGGAGATTGTTTTTAACTAATAACTACTCAGACTTCGGCTCAAAAATATCTAGCATTAAATCTATTAATAAGAATGGTGCTTTGTTTATGTTGGCTAACCAAAGTCCTGTTCAGTTCTTAGGTGTAGACCAGCTTCAAACAGATGCTGGTACTAAAGTGACAATTGGTGACGGAGGTTTGTTTAGCCAGCCTTTACAAAACTTAGTAAACTCTGATGGTTCATACGAGTATGGATCAAACCAAGGTAGATTCTGTGCTGTAGGTACAACTCATGGTGTATTCTGGGTAAGTCAGAACCAAGGGAAGGTATTTCAGTTTGGTGGTCAACTAGATGAGATATCTCGTAATGGTATGAAGTGGTGGTTTGCTAACTATCTACCTAGCCAATTACTTAAAGCATTTCCAGAGTATCCATTATATGATAATCAGGTTATGGGTGTTGGTGTACAAATGATTTATGATAACACCCATGAGATATTATATATTACTAAGAAAGACTATAAACCTAAATTTAGTGACTTAGTGTATGATAGTAAAGGGTTCTATAGATTGATTAATGGTGAGAAGAAGTATTATACGTTTAAGAGTGAGGCGTTTGAAGAATCTTCTTGGACTGTAAGTTATGATCCTAAGAGTAAGATGTGGTTGTCATTCCATGATTGGATTCCTACATTCTTGATTCCTGGTAGATCACACTTTATGTCTGTTAACTCTAACACTGTATGGAAGCATAATCAACGTTGTGATAAGTTTGCTAACTTCTACAATAAAGATTATCCTTTTGAAGTGGAGTATGTATCATCTACAGGACAGACTGTAGCTACAGCTAGAAACATAGAATACTTATTAGAAACATATAAGTATCACAATAACTGTGCTGATAAGTTCCATGTGTTAGATCAGAACTTTGATCAAGCTATTATATATAACTCAGAACAGATTTCTGGTTTGCTAGAACTTAGACTAAAAAGTAAAACTAATCCTGTAGATATGTTATCATATCCACAGATAGGATCTTCTTCCATAAGAATTAACTTTTCTAAAGAAGAAAACAAATATAGATTTAATCAATTTTGGGATGTAACTAAAGATCGTGGAGAGTTTAATAGTGTAAACTTACCTATGTTTAATACTAAAGCTAACGGTTACCAGTTTGAAATTAACCCTCAGTATGTTAACTATCAGAAAGCACCACTAGAACGTAAGAAGTTTAGACACAATGTAAATAGAGTGCTTCTTAGAAAACTTACTAGCAATGATCTAAAAATGATCTTTAAGATATCTAATCAGAAAATACAACAATCTTTGAGGTAAGACATGAATAAGTTATTACAACATATTATAGATGCTGGTGATGTAGATCACAAAGTTCTTCCTGGATTACAGAAAATGCAAAAGGGTGGTTATAAAGAAGAACTTCCTAAAGCTCAATGGGGACAGTTTATAAATCCTATTACTATAGCTGGTGCTGCAACTCTTGCTGCAAAAGCTAAAGAATTTTTTGGTTTTAATGAACCTAAGATTGTTAGAACACCAGCATCAGCTCCTAAAAGATTAAGCATACGTGATCCTAGAAAAATCATGATGACTACTGGTAAACCACTTAGACCTAATTCAGATTTGGTTAGTGGTCAGTATGATTCTGAACATTTAGGTAACTTACTAACAGAGGCTAAGAGACGTAACATGTCTTATAATGATATGATGAATCTTGCCGCTATGGGTTTTCAAGAAACTAAGTGGGGAAGATCAGATGATAATATAGGACATACAAAAGGTGATTTTGGTGATGAACCAATGCAAGATACTTATTCAAACTTTATCAATGCTTATAATGCTAAGATGAAGGATGCTGATAGGTTAAAGATTAAAGATGAAGCTACACGTTTACAGGTATATAATGGTTTAGGTAAGATTTTTCCTTCTACAGAAGCAGATTATCATGGCTTCAAAATGAAAAAGATATACGGAGTAGAAGTTCCAAAAGGAGGGATAGATTTAAGAAAGAATCCTCTTTACGGTAAACAGGTTATGGATATAAGAGATAATGTGCTTAAACGTAATCCTGAGTTTATGAGATATATGGATAGTACATATAGAGCTCCTAAGCCTAAAGAAGAGTTTAATAATGGTGGCTTAGTTAAGATGCAAAGAGTTAAACCTCTTGTAAAAGCTCAAGCTGGTGTTGAATACGTAACGGTGGATGGTAAACGTATGAAAACAGATTCTCCTGAATATAAGGACGTTTATCAAAAAGGTATTGGAAGATGGGTTGGTGATGAATTTGTTAGCAGTACTAAGACATTACCTGAAGTAGTAGTTACAAGTAATATAAAAAAGAATAGTTTAGGGGACTACTCTAACACTTTTAATAAACAGAATCCTTTTGAGACTTTTTATAACAAAAGGTATGATGAGATAAAACGTGATTTTACTAGTGAACCAAGGTGGGCACAAATTTCAGTAGGTGGATGGGATAAAGAAAGTAGACAAGAAAAAGTTCGTCAACAGATTAAAGATGAGTATCAGAATAAATATAATGAGTATGTAAGTCAAAGACTTTTAAGTAGATCTCCTCAAAACAATCAGTCTAGAAATCAGTGGTTATCAAATAAAAACTTTACTAACAGAGAACTTGATATTCTTAATAGTGGTAGCGGAAGTAAACTTCCTCAACCTAATCTATATGCCCAAGGAGCTCAAGGTTTATATAATACTGCAGATATGTTAACTTTTGGAAAACTTCCTGAGTTAGCAGTTCCTGGTATAGCAGATTCTGAGGTGGCTAACTACAATAATCCTTTATTAACATTGGCTCCTCTTAGTATACCTGCTAAGATTATTCAATCTGCTTATAAAAAGAATTATAGTTATGTTGATGCAGTAGAAGGTAAGCCTAATGATGCAAGTATAGAAGAAGATATTTTAACTGATCCTTTTACATGGGCTACACTTGGAGGAAAATCTGCATTAACAGCTGCAGGTAGAATTAATAGATTAGCAAATAAATATATCCCAACAGCAAGAAGTTTTTTTAAAGCTGCTAATCCTGTTTTAAATGAGTCTGCTACTCTAGCTCAGAGAGCAACTGCAGCAGCTGAAACAATTAACTCTGAGGGAAGTAAGATTATAAACAGGCTTAGAAGTCCTGAAGGTATGCAGAGAATGAGAGAGATGTTTAAAAAAGCAGATCCTAATCTTACAGATAAACAGCTTGAGTATGTTATAGAAAATAGATTACAAGAAATGGAAACGGCTAGGGATTTTAACTGGCCAAAAACGTATTTAGACTTTGGGGACAAACCTGCATTTAGTAAATATTTAGGTAATATAGAAGAAAAAATATTTCCTAAAGGTAACGCTCATTTTAGTCCTGAAAATATTAATCCTCTAGCTCCACAGCCAAAGCTTGCTCCAAAAAGTATGGTTTCTGGAACATTTGATCAGCCTCCAACTAATATAGTTATTAATCCTAAGACAGGTGAAATAGATTGGAATAAATCAGTTATGAATGTTCAAAAGCCCCATGCGTATGAAGATTTTGTGAACCCTCATTTTGATCCTGGACAAATAACTTTAGGTACAGGGTTAGAGTTAAATAAAAACGTTGCTGCTCATGAATTTATGCATGCTTTACAAGGAAGTGGTGTTACTCCAGTTGATCAAGAGTTAAGATCTTTAATTAAAGTAGACAATCCATTTGATAAGATTTGGAATGTTGCAGCAAGATTAGATCCAGAATTAAAAAGAGATTTTAGGTATTTTCAAAAAGGATCCGGTAGAAAAGAACCTTATCCATTTATGGAAGAGCTTAGAAATAGAATGTTAAACAGAGGTATTATTTCTAATCCATATGAAAACATAACAGCTGGTAAACTTTTTAGAACACGTTTAGATGCTTTAAAACAAGGTGATGCAAACTTTAAAGAAGGTACTCGTTTAATTAAGTTTGTAGCTCCATGGAAGTATAAAAAGCTAGCGGGTATTATGAATACCGCTCCTGCAATAATTCCAGGAATAGGAGCAGCAGCACTTGCTGGTAGTTCAGATACTGAAAACAACCAACAGTTTAAAAAAGGAGGTGTTATTATAGATCCTCGTGGTCAATGGGCTCACCCCGGTAAAGTTACTCGTATACCTGGATCAGATATTACTATGCAAGGTGTATCATATCCTGTATATGGTGTAGGATCTAATGGTCAAGAGCAGATGATGTATCCAGGACAAGAGTACAACTTTGATGGTGCATCTTATGTAGATGAATATCCTATAATGGGTAATGGTGGTTATACTGTAACTAGAAGTAATGATCGTAAAGGTAAGACACATAAAGTTACCGGTCCTGACGGAACTGTTAAATACTTTGGTGATTCTAAACTAGGTCAGCATCCTAAAGACCCAGAACGTAAAGCAGCCTTCTATGCTCGTCATAAAAAGAACTTAGCTGGTAATCCTTTCTTTAGAGCATTTGCTAGAAAGACTTGGGAAGATGGGGGTCAAACAGATTATATGCAAGGTGGCGGTCTATGGGATACAGATAAAGTTGGTTACTTAGATAGTACAATTAATGCTAATAAAAACTTAGAGTTTATTAGACGTGCTGTAGAAAATGATGGGTTAAGTATTCCCACACCTAAAGGGGCTCCAGGATATGGCAAAGGTATGACTAGTTCACACCTTATGACATATGATCCAAAGAGTAGAAGGTCTTATCCTGAACTTGTAAATATAAATGGTACTCTAAAATACTTAACTGGAGATGACGCATATAATTATGCAGAAGATACTGGAGAGTATATACAATTTCCTACAGCTGAACAAGCTAATTACTTTAGCCAAAATTATAAGAAAAGTAATTATGTTAAAGTAGGTAAACAACCATTAGAAAAGAAACACGGTATTAAAGTAACTTATAAAAAATAAAGATATGTATTATCAACAAGGTGGTCAACAGGATCAAATTATGCAGATCATCCAAGCTTATGCTCAAATGAATCAGATGGATCCTAAGCAATTATTAGAGCAGTTTACTAAGATGGCTCCTGAACAACAGAAGCAAGCTATTATGCAGATGGCTCAAACTATTCAACAAGGTGCTTCTCAGCAACAACCTGATATGGCTCAAGCTGCTATGGCTTACGGTGGATATACAACAGGTATCTTTGCAGGTGGTGGAGAAATGATCCGTAGAGCTGATGGTTCTTATTCTAAAAGAGGATTATGGGATAACATTCGTGCTAACAAAGGATCCGGTAAGAAACCTACTAAGCAAATGTTAGAACAAGAAAAGAAAATTCGTAATGAAGAAGCAGCTTATGGCGGTGTGTTTGGAAACGGTGGTACTAACAATGCTGGGTTTAACGCATTACCTGACTATGTACAAGCTAAGATTTTAAGAAACATGGGTTATGGTGGTTACTATGATCCAATGGAATTAATGGGAGATGGTGGTGAACCTAATGGTGAAATGGCATTAGGACAAATGTCTGCTGTTGCTGATAAGATGAATAAGCTACGTGAGTTTATTTCTCCAGAACAAAATTTAGATCCATGGATTGCTTCTAAGTTAGCTGTTATGGATCATTCAGCTGATGCTATTTCTGACTATATGATGTATAATCCTGAAGCTCAGGATGAAGAGATGGAAATGGAAGAACAAGAAATGAAAAAAGGTGGTTCTACTTTTAGTGGTAATGCATGGTATAAAATGGGTGGAATGCCTTGCTATGAGTGTGGCGGTATGTATGCTGAAGGCGGATACTACGATTGTCCAGATCAGGAGAAAGATCCTGTAACAGGTAAATGTAGTGCAGAAGTTGCTAGAGGTAAAGAAGCAGCAGCTGCTAACAAAGCAGCTAATGCAGATATGAATGCATGGGCTAAGCAAGTAGCTGTTATGGATAAAGAAGTTGCTAAACAGAATGCTGCACAATATGCTGGACAATTAGGATTTGATTATGATTGGATGGGGTCTCCTGTAGAGAAAGCAGAGAAAAAAGCTGCTATGGCTCAGTATAAGCAGTTCCTTCAACAGAACCCTAATGTTTTTGCAGCAGATGATAGTTCTGGATATAGCCCAGAGCAGAAGTACATTATTGCTTCTAAGTTGAAACAAAAAGCTTCAACACCTATGGGATCTAAAGTATTTCAACAAAAGTTTAATCAAGATGCTAACTTTTTTGACCTAAAGCGTTTGCAGTCTGATATTGTACCTTTACTTGGAGGTTGGGATGCAACTAGGAATTATTTGTTTAATAATAAAAAATATGGTGGTATCCATATTAACCCAGCTAATAAAGGTAAGTTTACTGCGTCAGCTCAGAGAGCAGGTATGGGTGTACAAGAATTTGCATCTCATGTATTAGCTAATAAAGAAGACTATAATTCTACTCAAGTAAAAAGAGCTAACTTTGCACGTAATGCTGCAAGCTGGAATAAGCAAATGGGTGGTTTAGTAGAAGGTGATATATTAGATGTTACACCAGAGCAGTTACAGATGTTAAAACAAGGTGGTTATAATTTTGAAATTATTGACTAATGAGAATACGTATTACAGGTAGAGGTTTGCCTAAAGCTCAATTTGCAGGACAACAAGGTGGTAATCAAGATGATGCATGGATCCGTAAGATCCTTGAATATGAAGCACAGAAAGGGTCTGCTACAGGTGGTGGTTTGTCTAACTTTGGGTATAATAATTGGCAAAAGCTAGGTCATAAACATCCTCCTCGTTCACTAGATGAAGCTGTAGAATACTATAAAAAAGATTTTCTTCCTAAAGTACAGCATTATCCTATGGGTCTTCGTGAACGTATGGGAGACTATATATTTAATACAGGTAGAAATCCTAATGACTTGCTTCTTTATAACGCAGGTAAGATTACATTAGATCAGTTAAATAGTCCAAATACATTTACAAATGAGTGGAATCAGTTTGGTTCTGAGATTGAAAAACAGTATAGTAACCCTAACTTTATTAATAGCTTAGATGCTAATAAAGAAAATGTTTATAAAACTACAGGAACTTATGATGCTCCTGATTCATTAGATCCTACAAAAAAAGTAAAGACTCGTTATTCTTTAACTAATCCTAATCCTGCTTTTACAGCTACTTGGCAAGGACGTACAAACATGTGGGGAAAATATTCAGCTCCTACACAAACAACACCAGTAGCTCCAGTTCAACAACCTACACCAGCTCAAACTGTACAACCTGTTACACAAAGTACTACACAATCCGTTACACAACCTACAACACAAACTGCTACACAAAGTAATGCTCCTACTACTTTAATTTATAATGGTGCATTAATAAATGCTAATGATCCTAGATATTCTAATCTTATGAATCAGTCTTCATCATTTTTAAATTCTGGTAGACAAAGACTAGGTTTACAAAATGCTGATAAAATATCTGCTCTTAAAGCTGCAGGTCCTCAACTTCCTAAGTTAACTTTTAAACCATTTGAAAATTCTGGACAAGCTGCTGCTAGCATTAATCCATTTACCCCAAGTACAACTGCTCCAAGTACAACTACTCAAAATGCGGTTACTACACCTTTTAATGTTGGATCAGTTTCTCCATGGGGAAGTATATTAAATCGTAATGAACCATATATAGATTCTAATGATCAAGTTTGGGGAAGTAATCCTGGTATTGTTACTAGAGAAGATACAGAGGCTTTAGGTTTTGGACAAAATGCTCCTGCTCCTCCTGCCCCAAGTAAATTTGCAAAAGCAGCTAACTGGTATTCTAAGAACATAGGTGATCCTTTAGAAAGTGTATTTCAAGATTTAGATAGATATACTGCATTAGGTAATTTTGGTACTGAACTTGTTAATAGTTATAAAAGAAAACAGGACTTTGATAAAAGGCTAAGACGCCAAACATCTACAGATTCCTTATTCCCTGAAGTACCTAGTGAGATGTCAGGTAATCGTGGAGACTATGTAGTTAGTGGAAGTAGATTTGGTGAGTTTAGACCAGACGAGTATGTTGTAAACAAAGGTATGTACACTGGTCAATTCTTACCTAGAATGGCACAGTATGGTGGAGGAGTAATTCCTGAAGCGTTAACTATGCCCATAGATCCTATTGAACTATCGGCACCAATGTCATATCCAACATCTGCTCCTTCAGAAGCTAATACTGGTAGTTCTGCTCCAGCTTCTTCAAGTGGAGTTAATCCGGTTGCTGAACAAACATGGGAAGAAGTTTCTACAGAATTCCCAGGTGTTAAACACTTAGGTATCTGGGGAGATAAAAGACATCAGAAAAGTAAGAGTGATCATAATACTGGTGATGCTTTAGATATTGGTATTAAAGATTCAAGCCAAGGTGAGCAGATTGCTCAAAAGCTTATTAAAGAAGCTCAGGATAAAAATATTAAATATATTATTTGGAATAAACAGATATGGAATCCATCTATATCAAATTCTTGGAGACCGTATAGTGGAGAAAATCCTCATACTACACACGTACATGTAAGTTTTAATAGACCGTCTCAATCTGTTGGTGAAGGAGAAATTGCACTAACTCATAATAATCCTTTAAACATACATCATGGAGACTTTACTTCTAAGTATGGAGGTAAACAAGGATCTAAAGATGCAGGTGGTTATGTTAGTATATTTCCAGATTTTCAAACAGGAATACAAGCAGCTAAGGATCTTTTATTTGGTCCAGCATATTCTAACCTTACTATATCTCAAGCTAGAAATAAATGGGTTAGCGGTAGTCCAGATAAAACTAATGCATCTACCCAAGACATTGTAAAGACTATGGGTACAGATAAAGTGTTATCAGACCTTAGTCCAGCAGAACGTGACAAACTAATAAAGCAGTTTGCAAGATGGGAAGGTAAACAAGCATACCAAAAACTAAGCGGTATGCAGTTGTATGCTGATGGTGGATCTATCTCTTATAGAGAAGGTGATATTTATGAACTAACAGAGGATCAAATTAAGTCTATACTTTCTTCAGGTGGAGACATAGAATTTTTATAAATTTGTAATATATTATAATATGAAAACGTATAAAGTAAGAATTAAAAAATCTCCAGAGTCTATGGCTTATGGCGGTCAATCAAATTATGGCTTAGATCTAGGTCAGAAGAATATATATTCTGATATGACAGATAACCCATATGACTCAGTATCTAACACTTTACAACCTGTAGATAGAGAAGATGCTAACATTGAAGCTGAACTGTATGAAACTGCATATGGAGATTTTAATAATGATGGTCGTAAAGAACATTTTAAAATTGGTGGTAAAAGACATAGTGAAGGTGGTACACCATTAAATGTTCCAGAAGGTACATTTATTTATTCTGATACTAAGAAGTTAAGAATTGGTGGTGCTGTTCTTGGTCAGTTTGGTAAATCTCCAGATACTAAACAAAAGTATACACCAGCTCAGTTAGCTAAACAGTATGACATTAATAAGTATCAAGCTATACTTGATGATCCATATACTGATAAAATGGCTAAGTCTACTGCTGCTCGTATGATTGATAACTATGAAAAGAAACTTGGTGGCTTAGCTTTAGTACAAGAAGCCATGAAGGGATTTCCTCAAGGTATTCCTGATGTAGCTATGTCTGTATTACCGCAAGGTATGGGTGAGCAACTTGCTGAGATGGGAGGTTTTTATGGTGATGATCAAGATTACTATCAAGGTGGTGGAACTACTCGTGAAAAAGTTAAGAAAGAAGATATACCTAAATATGAGAAAGAAGGTTATCAGCGTGTAGGTAATACTAATGTATGGAGAAAACCTGGTACGTCAGGTAAAGATAAAGTAAGCATTATTGTTACACCTGGTAAAACAGGATCACTTACTGGTGGGACACCTGGAAAACTTGAAAAAGGTTATGATATTCCAATAACTGGTCGTAGTCGTGGTGGCCGTGGTCCTTGTGCTAATCTTAAGTACACAGTTGCTGATATGCAAGCTAGACCAGATTGTTATGATACTTTTTTAAATAAACAAGGTTTTAAAAATGCTTCAGAAGGTGAAAAGCAAAAAGGATTAGATGAGCTTTTACTTGGTAGAATGCCAAAGTATGTTCCTGGTACAGCTCCTACAACTACACCTGGAGAACCTGAAACTAAAACATGTCCAGATGGACCTAATGGAGAAAAAAACTATTATACTCCAGATCCTAATAATCCTAATGAGTGTATTAGAGCATGGGAAACTCCTCCTAAAGAAATTACATTTGATGACATTCCTACTACTACTACAACAACTGGTGGTGGCGGAGGTGGTGGTACTGGTGGTGGAGGTGGTAGACGTCCATATTTTGGTAAACAGTTTATGGTTCCTCCTAAACGTTACACTCCTTATGCTGCTCCTCTTAATGCTATGATTCCAGAACCTACGTTCTATGATCCTAATAGAGAGTTAGCTGAAGGTGCATCACAACGTAATATGATGGCTGCTTATATGCAGCAGATGGATCCGCAACAATTTTCTGCTAGAGCTAGTGCGTTAAATGCACAAGGAGCTGAACAAGCTGCTAATACTATTGGTAGATATCAAAACATGAACGTTGGAGTAGCTAATCAGTTTAGTCCTTTACAAACTGACATTATGAATAGAGTGATGGCTTATAGAGCTGATGCTGCTGATAAGTTAGCATTTAATGCTCAACAAGAAGATAAAGCTTATCGTAATTCTATGAGAAACTATCTTAAAGCTCAAGATATGTATGATATTAATGAGTATGATATTAATACTAAACGTATGATGCTTAATGAGACTAATCCATATTATTCTATAGAGGAAGGTCCAAGAGGCTCTAGTCTTAAGTGGAAAGATAAAAATAACTGGATGAGTATGGTTACTGGTCAATCTCCTCAGTTATCTCAAAATCAAATAACAGAGATGGAAAATTATGCTCAAACTTTAAAAGAAACTAGAAACATGGATTCTGGTACTATTCAAGCATTATTGAGAGCAAGGTATCCTGGTTTTTTTCAATCTAGTAGAGGTGCAAATAATGCTGCAGCTCTTAACGCTCAGTATTTTAATCCAACAACTTTTCAAAATCCTTTTAGTGGATCCTATGAAGAGTAAACTTTAAAGGTTTAGTTTTAAACTTTAAAGATTTTATTGTATATTATATATGTAAACTATGGCACAATACCTTCCTTATATTCCAGAAACCATACCTGAACCGGCTCTTTACAAACCGGACTTTAATTTCTTTGATAGAATGCTTCAAAGAAAGCAGTCTATGTTTGAACAAGGAGCTAATAGAGTTAGATCAGCGTATACTTCTGTATTAAATGCCCCACTTTCTAATAAGCATGATATACTTCTTAGAGATCAGTATATGAAAAATGCTCAGAAACAGTTAACTAAGTTATCTTCTTCTGATCTTTCTCTTATGGAAAACGTAAATGCTGCTGAGTCAATATATGCTCCATTTTGGCAAGACAAGTTTATAGTACAAGATGCTGCTATGACTAAAGCTTATCAAAGTGAAATGCAAAAACTTATTTCATGGAGAGATTCACCTAAACTTGAAGAGCGTGAAAAGTATAATGCTATTTCAATGATGGATCTTCAAAATGGTTTAAGTGTATTGCAAAATGCTGATAGAACACCTGAAGGTTTTGGAGCTGTAGAAATGCGTAAAGCTGAGCCGTTTACAAACATTGAAGCTTACCTTCAAAAAATGGCTAAGGATGATAATAAAGAAATTAAGTATGATAGTCCTGATGGACCATACTTAATTGAAACAATTAATGGTGAGCGTTCTCAACAAAAGTTTGCTACATGGGCAACTGCTATGATTGGTAATAACTTTCAAGGTCAGTTTGATGTAACAGGTAGAGTAGAAAATGAAGAACGTATTAAGATATTAAAACGTACTAATCCTAATATTACTGATCAAGAGGTTAAAGGAATTATTGCTAAAGATGTAGTATCAGAACTTAATCAGGGATATACTAAAAGAACTCAAGAAGCAGATGTTGAGATTGCTAGAATTGATAGTTTATTAGGATCTATTGGTGAAACAGGTGGCCCACAGCATCAGCAAATGTTTAATAAACTTGTACAAGAACGTTCTGAACTTGTAGCTAGAAAAGCTGCTGTTAATGAAGAGTATAAATATTTTGATCAAGGTAAAGATAAAGTTTTAGAGTATGTAACTAATGCCCCTAAACAATACTTTAGTGTATTAGCTAAGCAACGTCTTATAAATAACTGGGCTACTGGTAGGGCAAGTATGGATCAAAAACTTGTAAAAGAAAATGCTGCGTTTACTGCTGCACAAAATATTGAGCTTAGAAGAGCTGAACATAATTTGGCAGTAAGTAATGCTGCTTTTGATCAATGGTATAAACCATGGGCTAAGCAGATAGATGCTAATAATGCTAATAAAGGAGGAACAACTACTATTACTAAAGATGCTAATGGTAATGATGTAATAACAACTGTACCTGGTGTTGATGAATCTTCATCTATGGTATATTCAGGTAAGTCAGGTATTGACATTACAAAAACAGCAGCTACAGCTTATGACTTTTTTAATCAGAATCAAAAAAAGGAATTTAATGATGCTTTTAACTTAATATTTGATCAACGTGGTATTCTTGGTTTTGCTACTAAGTTAGGCTTGAGTCAAATGGAAATATCACAAGTAGCCACTGCATTTAAAAAAGAGGTAGGTAATATAGATTACAAGTTTAATCCAGAAGAACAAGCAGCATCAGCAAAATTAAAAAAAGCTTTACTTGCTAGTTCAGCTGTTAAAGATGCAGGTATTAATGATATAACTGGACCAGGTACTATGAGAAATGCTCTTATTGCTTATTCTGGTCAATACTTATCTGAGCGTAGTAAAGTTGCTGCAGATGGTTCTGATATACCTTTAAATAATGATGAGTTTGAAGCATTGATGAGATATTCAACAGCTATATCTAAACTACAAAGTTATAATGCTAATGAACAGAATAGACAGAAGTTGTTTCAAGAAAAAATAGCTACAAATCCAGACTATGCTTCTATAGTTAAGAAAGAAAAAGATGGTACAAGTAGATTGCTTACTATTACTGATGTTTCTGCCGATATGCCAACCTTACAGTTAAGAAACAAAGATGGTAATGGTATGCTAAACTTAAATAAAGAAGAAGTGGCTAAACTTTACATACAAGGTAAACTTGGTCCAACTACCCAGGGTGAACTTAATATTAAAGACTTAGGTAACTATTATATTGAAGGTGTTAACAATAAGAAATCTACTACAGCTTTTGGTTTAATGGAAAACACTCCAATACTTTGGAATAATTTATACAATGATGTAATTAAACCAAAGTATGGTGAGCCTGGAGCAATTTCTAAAAAGATGCAAGCAGCTAATGAAGCTATAGTACCTGACTTGTTGATATATAAAAACTTAATGGGAAGACAAGGTTCTATTTTTGGTTTATCACCAAAGGGTAATAAAACTATGGCTAATGGTGACAATGCAGCTTTGATAATTTATCAAGCTAGTTTAACAGGAAACTCAGAAGATGTATATGATGAAACTGGAGCTAAGATTGAAGATGTAGATAAAATTAAAGCTATCAGAACTTTATTATCAAATGAAAAAAACATAGAAGAGTATGTATCTGGTCAGTATATACCACAAGGTGTTAATGGTAAAAGAACTGTTAGAGTAATATTTAATAAAGTTTTATCTAGTGAAAATAAAGGTAGTATTGCTGGTAAGAATATAGCTGAAATTGGTACTACATTTGACTTTGTTCTTAAGGATGATACAGCTGGTACATATCTTGATCAACTTCCTAATAATACAGGTTATCAAGTTTATCAAGCTCTTACTAGGGGACAAGAAATAAAATCAGATCCTATACTAGATGCTGCTGGTTTTAAATATACTGTTACTCCAAATGTAACAGGTATAGATGCTGAACCAGAATACGTTACAGTGGATTTAAAATATATGGTTAGAACTAATAAAAAAGATCCACAAACTGGTCAATTAGTTACAGGTGTTGAAGAAAAATCGTATCTTCATAAGATAAATTTAAAAGGTGCAGATGCTAAGTCTCCTGATGAAATTATTGGTAAACTTCAGTCTTTGTATTATGAAAACATGATGAAAAATAGAAGTGTACAACAAGAGTTTCAGAACTATTATATGAATAATAAAGGTACTGGTACTCCTATGTGGGATCCAAAAGCAGCTTTAAAGCAAGCTAACTTAGGTCATTTGATAAAGTAGTTAATTATATAAAGATAAATTCATGGCACTAGAAACTGGTGTAATACCTCAAGAACTTAAAGGAGTTTATTCACAAGATCCATATCTTCCATTACCAGAATCGGGAGCTAATATGTTAGATTTATTAGCAGTTCCTAATATGGGTATGAGTTCAGGAAGTAGTATCTCTAGTGGAGATGTAGTACAAAATGGTCTCAATGCTTTTAGTGCTGCCCCTGCTAGTATGAATACATTAGCAGCACCTGTGTTTTTTGATTATGATGCAGCTCAAGTAGATAGATATAAAGGTTCAGCTAATTTTAATGCATTAGGCTTTGATCCATCTGGTCAAACTAATAATGAGTTTAAATATGGGGCTAGACAAACCTGGGGTGATGTTTGGTCTAATGGTTTTTCTGGCATGTTTAGTTTAGCTGGAAATACTTTTATAGAAGGATGGAAAGGTTGGGGTAATATGGCAGATGCTGTAGCAAGTACAAGCTGGGCAGAAGCTAAACAAGATTTAATAGGTACTCCAGAATATTTATTAGAACAGGATAAGATTACTAAAGATATCATGAATAAATATGCTATCTTTTCTACTCCTGACTCTGAAGAAGGTATATTTAACCGCAAGTTCTTTGGTGACATGTTACAGCAATCTGGTTTTGCTGTAGGTGCTATTGCTCAGTTCTTATCAGAAGAACTAGTTACACTTGGAATGTCTTCAGCTTTTTCATTATCTAAGCTTGGACTAAGAGCTCCAAGCTGGGTAGGAAGAATTGTTTCTCATGCAGATTTAGCAGATGATGTTGTTAAACTAGGAACTCCTATTTGGAAAGCCCGTTCTGTATCAGAAGGTTTAGTAATTGGTGCTAGAAGATTAGTTCCTTTTGCAGATACTGCATATAACTTAAGCAAATACGGTAAAGCTGGAGCTGGTATTGGTCAGATGGCAGCTATTGGTGTAGGTGGAGTAAGACGTTTCTTATCTGAATCTAACTTGGCTTTTACAGAAGCTCGTATGGAAGCTGCTGGAACATATGGTGAATTATATAATAAACTATATGATGAAGAACTTCGTAAAACTGGACAAGCTCCTAGTTTTGAGTTAGAAGAAAAGATTAAGTCTAGTGCAATGAATGCAACTCAGGATAACTTTGGTGTTAACTATGGTATTCTGATGTTAAGTAACAGACTTCAGTTTGATAATATGTTTAGCCGTTTTGGTACAGGTCGTTCTTTTTTTGGTACCACTGGTGAGTTTGCAGATGATGTATTAAAAGTTACTGGAAAATCTGCTGCTAAAGAAGCAGGTGAAGCTACAACTAAAGCGTATGTAAAAGGACGTCTTGGTACTTTTGGACTTCTTGGTCAGATATCAGCTGACTTTGGAAAGAAAACTGCTGCTTGGCAAGCTACTAAATCACTAGGACGTAACTTATTTAAGTGGGAAACCTCAGAAGGTTTACAAGAACTTTTTCAAGAAGGATCAAATAAAGGATTAAGTGATTACTATTATGATCTATATCATGGTAAGAAAGGCTATGACTCAAAGTTAGATGCTATTATTAGTAACATTGATAATCCTCTTACAGATTTACAAGGAGCTAAGACCTTCTTAATGGGTGCTTTAACAGGTAGACTGTTATCCCCTATTAATTTTGCTGTAGGGAAAGCTAAATTATATGGTGCTACTACTAGTGAACAACGTCAAGACCGTAAAGAAAAACTAGAAGAGTCCGTATCTTTAATTAATGCTTTCTATGAAAATCCTAGTATGTTCTTAAATGAACATATTGCAAACGTTAAAGTACAGGATCGTGCTGCTCAAAGCATGGAAGAAGCAATACGTAACCGTGATCAATATGAATTTGTAAACCATAAAGACGGAGCTTTTGCTAAAATGATGTCAGCTGCTATGAAGACTGACATGTTTAAAGCTGTAACTACTACTATACGTCAGTATGGTGATGGCTTTAATGATGAAGATTTTAAAGAAGCATTTGGTTTAGATAAAACAGAAGAAAACATTAGTTCTGTTAAAGAATACTTTAATAAGGTTGCTGATGAAACAGAGTCTTTCCATAAGACATGGAAGCAACTTAAAGATAAGTTTGGTGACTCTGTAATGCTTGATCTATATAAAGAAGGTACTCCTGAGTATGCTACTGCTCAAAAAGCTAAGCGTGCATTAGATGATGCTATTGAAATATTAGCTACTAATAACTATAAAGCTACACGTTCTGCAGAAAGAGCAGTAAGAATTCAAGCTGAGACTGCTGCAATACCTGGTATTGGATCAAGCGTAGCTTCTGCCTTCAGAGTTTTGGGTGCTATTAAGAACACAGAAACTGAAATAGAACTACTTCAGAATGAACTTGCAACTTTACAGGCTGTAGAGAAAAAAGATAAGGCTACTAAAGATCTTATTAAAGTTAAGAAAGCTCAGTTAAAGTCATTAGAAAACTGGAGAGACAATCATGAGTCTTTTAAAGAGAAGGGTGTTAAACAGAAAAGAAAGTTTGCTAAAGCTCGTAAGTCATTTGAGTCTTACATGACTTCTAAAAACCAGGAGTCTGGTATTGATCAAGAAGTAAAACTTGATCAAATGGAAGAGATCTATGAGAAAATGGTTGACTATATAGAGCTTAACAAAGATAGTAAAGACTATATTGATGCTTACAATACATTAGCTAATCCTATTAAGTTTGTGCAGGTACATCAGCGTTTACTTGATGCTATGGATGCTGCTAAAGAAAGACTGAATGAAGAACATATTCAGGAAGCTATAGAAGCTATTTCAGGTAAAAAGGCTGTTACTCCTGAAGAAGGTACTGATCAAGAAGCTCCTGACTTTACTACCTATATGATGGATGCTTATGCAGGTATGAAGGATGCTAACCAAATTGGTGATATTACTTTTGAAGAATGGCTTAACACTTCTTCTGGTAAAACATTTACCCAACTTTATAACAAGAAGTATAATAAGAATGAATCTACTAATCAAGAAGTAATAGATCGTAGAAAAGATCTTCAAGCTATTAAAGAAGAGTTTGAAAATGCTGAGACTATTACAGATGAGTTTGTAGAAGATATTTTTAATAAGTTATCTTCTGTATTAGGTATTAATATTAGTGAAGTAGAGGAAGACTATTCTGCTTATACTAGCACATTAACTACAGAATTAAAACAATTTCTTTTAGACTTGGGTATTGAAGACCTTACAGCAGATCCAGATAGAACTTCAATTGAAATAATAAAGTATACTGTTCCTAAGTTTATAGATAAATTAATAGGTGATGGCGGTCTTGAAACTAAAGAAGCTGAAGTTGTAGATCAATCTAAAAACTTAGATATAATTGAGTTTCCTAAAAGAAAGATTAAGATGACTAAACCTGCTTTACAGCAAGGGGAAAGTCTAATTGATAATGGTAAGAATGGTATATTTATAGTTAAAGCACCAAACGGTCTTTATCAAGTTTTTAATTCTGATCGTAATAACCCTACTGGGGATGGTACATCTGTTTCCTATACTACTAAAAATGAAGCATTTCTTGGTAGAGATGAGATGATAACTAATATTGGTAATCAAGATGCTCAAGATCGTAGCTTTTATGTATTTGGTGGTAAAGAAATACGTGCCGGTTTAGTTCTTACAGATAATCAAACAGGTAAAGAATTTGTAGTAGATACTAAAGGTAAACCTTTTTATGCTAAAAAAGATGAAGATCAAACTACTCCTTTAGTTAAGATTATTCTTCTTAGAAATAGAGTAAGAACAGACACTAAAATAACAATATCTAATCTTAATAATTATACAGTTAAGCAAAAGATTGAAGCTTTAGAAACTGGAGAAGTTATTGATACCGGTGTCTTTAGACTTGTTCGTACTGATGAACTTAGTAGAATATATCCGTTTGTAGATAGAAGTTCAAATGAATCTGAGCAGGCGGCTCAAGCTAGACTAGATAATCTATTAAGAACAACCGATCCTAAAACTCTTGCAGCAGGGATTACAATTAAGATTAAAGAAAACCCTAAGTCAGATGCTGTTAAAAATGTATCTGGAAATAAGAAGGTTAACCCTAACTTAGTTCAGGGTCGTGAGAAGTATCAAATACAAATCTTATTTAACGGTGCACCTATTGGTTTCTTAACCAACTATGATAATTTACGTTTTATTAATGACAATGGTGTAAATGTACCAATATCTAATCTATCTATTAATCAGTTTAGAAAGATATTTGATAGTAAAGGTAAAGATACTCAAGAGATGATGAACGCTTTTAAAGCTAGCTTTGAATCATCAAAAGCTGTATATACTGCCTTATCTCAATATATTAAACCTGGACAAGAAGTAGAAATACCTGCAGATGAAGTAGCAAAGATCGTTAGATTTAATATAGGATCTGGAGAATCTTCTTATGTAGAAGAAGGTCAATCTGGTACTCTTTTTAAGAATTTACAACATAATACAATTAACGGATTCTACTATATTATAGATAGAAGTAGACGTTATGGTAGTGGGTTTACTTTCCAAACAACAGAAATAGCTATTACTAATGCTGTTGGTAATGATCGTAAAGAGATTGAAAAACAAATAGCTTTAGTTAGAGCAGTAAGAGATACTACAGAACAACTGGGTAGATACATGGCTGTAGTAAAACTACCAAATGGACGTATACATTTTGTTGAGTTAGCCTCTGATCCAATGAATGATGTACAGTTAACAGATCTTATTACAAAACTAAATGATCGTTCTGCTGAAACTAAGTCAAAAAACGTACAAGTAGGAAAGAATAAAGAAAATGAAGATATACTAGTACGTAAAACTATTGACTTTAATAGAGAGTTAAATGATGAAATTGTTTCTAATTTATTTATTTCAGTTCCACAAATTGCTAAAGGTACTTATATAGACTTTGCATTAAATGATACTGGTAGTCTTGAGCTTACATTCCATAAGAAAGTAGAAGATAAAAACATCCGTAGACAGATATATGTTTATGGTAAAACTTTAGCTGACCCTGTTAACTTTAAAGATGCAGATGATATGCTTGAGCAGATAAATGCTGCTATAGAAAAGCATGATAAGGAATATGCTAAAAATGATTCACATAAGATAGGGTTTAAATTAACTAAGGAAAACTTTAAAGTATCTGTTCCTGATGCTATTTCTGTTTCTCAGTTAGAAAATAATCAAGTAGAATTAAGATCTTCTGTATATAATACTATTGTTAAAAACTTACCGTTGACTGTTAAAGCAGTAGCTGTTGATGCTGCTACTCTTCCTTCAACTCCTCAAACTATAGAATCTACTTCTGCTCAGCCAGCATCTAAAAGTAAAGAATTAACTGATGCTGAAAGACAAGCTGCTCTTGATAAACTACAAGGAAAAACTACAACAACTAGTTCTATTGCAAACTTAAATCCAGGATTGATTAAAGTATTTACAGAAGAAAGAGATCAAAAGCTTTCAGATCTGATGCCTCTCTACGCTACAGCTAGAAAGACTATGATGCAACTAGGGGATGAGGCTTTAGATTTAGAAGACCGTAATATTTTAGCAGATCCTGTTAAGTATTTAGAAGGTCGCATTGCACAAGGGGAATATAGTTTACAGCAAAGTATAGATAAGTTAAAAACACTTGATACTAATAATCCTGATAATGCTAAGGAAGCTAAAAACTTACAACGTTATATTGATACAGAAAAAATTGTTTTAGAAAAGACATATTCTAAACTTGAAAAGATAAAAGCTGTAGTAGCTGAGTATAATGATAAGATGAGTAGAATAGGAGAAACTCCTGTTGCTGCTACACCTACTCCTGTGAAAGAAAGACCAATTGAGTATGGAGAAGTGGTTGTCACTGGAACTGAATTAGGTGAAAAGGTTATATATGGAAAAGACTATAAGATACCTGATTTTAGACAAGTATTAATAACTGAATCAACAAGTTCTACAAGATATGCTACAGGTAAATATTTTAGAGACTTTATTCTTGGAGACAAGAAGGTATTTAGCTTAATAGATGGGTCAATAGTGGATACGGGTAATAGAAGTGGGTATATTGCCACTTCTATTGTTTTAGATAAAAATACTAAAGTAGTATTTAAAGATCTAAAAGCAGATTTGGAATCTTTACATACACGAGCAAGATCTGGTTTAAATGAGAAAAATCAAATAGACGTAAATAAAGTTAAAAAAGCATTAACTGGTGTAAGATGGGTATCTCGTGAAGCAACTGCTGCACCAACCGCTACACCAACTGTTGCTGAAGTTAAGCCAGTCATTACAGAACTTGAGCAGGCTAAAATGGAATTAGATACTCTTATTAGAGATAAAGAGCTTGAGACAGTAAGACGTAGAGATGAAAAGATAGCTAAAGGCATGCGTAGTTCTATGTCTATGATTGAAGCTAATACTGAAGCTTCTGCTATGTTTGATAAAAAAATTAAGCAGGCTAAGGATAAGATTAATCAGATTAAAAATGCTGGTAGAAATACAGCATTAAAGATTACTAACCGTCCTAGATTTGATCAAGGTAGTGTAGTTAATATTGATGACTTTAAAAAGTATATTAGCCGTATCCTCGGAGATAAGGTTTCTGTACAAGAGTTAGACTTTATGGCTACCGCTCTTAAAGATGGTCAGGTTACAGTGGGTAAATTCTTGACATATCTTGAAGTACTTCAGAACGGTACAAAAGCTGTTAAAGGTCGTATAGAAGTAGGTGCTGATACTGGTTTTAAATACCATGAAGCTTTCCATGCTGTCTTCCGTTTAATGCTTACAGATAAGCAGATAGATAAGCTATTGGCTTATACTAAAATGGAGGTTAACAAAAAAGGTATTGATGTAAAAGCAGAGATGCAGAAAATGCGTGAACTGCATACTATCTATGCTGAAATGAATGAGCAAGAACTGGAAGAAAGATTCTATGAGGAATACATGGCTGACCAGTTTGAAGACTTTAAAGGTAACCAAAAAGATAACAAGACTCTTCCAGGTATTCGTGGATGGTTCCAAAAACTTCTTGATCTTATTAAAGGCTTGTTTAATCGTTTCTCTCGTAATGAGCTTACAAACTTATTCCGTGAAATAGATAGAGGAGCTTATAGAAATAATAAAGTAAGAGAAAATAGATTTACAAAGCCAGATGCTGTAAGTATAAGTGAACCTGTACTTAAAGCTATTAAGGTGGGAGAAGTAGACGTACTAGATGAAAATGGTATGTACATTACTATTCCTAGATATCTTTCACAACAAGAAGGAGATCAACTTGCTAGTAATATAGCATCTAAGTATCACTTAAGAGTATTAAATGGTACTGGTCAGTATAATAAGATGCAGGTGCTTAATGAAATCTTTGCTGACTTCATGGATCTGTATGATATTAATGGTTCTAAAAAAGAGTTCTATCTTAATGAGATTGATACTCTTTATGAACAAGATCCAGATCTTGCTAGACAATACCAAAATAAACTACAGCAGAAATATCAAATTTTTGTAGAAGAACAGAACAGAAAGTCTCTTGCTGAAGCTATTGATACCCATCTTAAGATAATGGGTTATCAACAAGAGCTTGAAGATGAGGAGTTTACATCTATGGAAGATGAGTTTGGTTCTAGAGTTACTACTGATAACTGGAAAGAAACTCACTCTATTGGTGGTTTTGGAAGTCTTAGTAAGTTCTTACGTCAATATATTGCAGCTACTACTTATGTAATAGATAAAGATGAGTTTGGAAATACTGAGTTTGTAAATGGAGAACCATTGATTCAAGCAGTAAACGCTAACTTAGTTTATAATGGTGTACTAAAAGCTGTTTCTAATATTACAGATCAAAATCAGTTTGTAAACAGACTTCAGCAACTTCGTTCTGAAAATACAGAAACTGGTAAGTTCTTAAATAAATTCTTTAATGATGTTGATCTAAACATAGATCCAACTACTGGAGGATTTTCTGTAGATAATGCTAAGCAATCTACATTGTTCCAGATGGTTATTAAAGGATTCCAGCAGTATACTGTTGACTATATCTTTATTAACAAGGACATTCGTCAGAGCAAAAAAGTTTCTGCTCTTATGATTGCAAACAGAATGGGTGTAGCTAAGACGCAGTTTACACAATGGCAAAACGCTTATGTACAAGTATTTGAAGATCAGATTCTTAAGCTTAAGACTACTCAAGAAAAGAAAGCTTTTGCTAAAGAACAAACTAGTGCTCTTCAAGATTTAATGACATACTTAGATCCTGGTGCATACATCTCAGATGAGGACATGCATATTGAAACTCAGCGTATTAGTAATGAACTAAAAGAAAATCTTGGTATTTCTTTATCACCTTTATTTATAAAGTTCTCTATTTCTGCTGCTAAAGATCCAGGTATTAGAACTGAAAGCCAAAGAAAGCTTGCAGAATCATACTCTGATGTAACTGGTATTACTATAGATTCTATTAGACAGATTGTTAAGTCTGTTCAAGCTTTAGAAAATCCATTTGCAAAGAACATTGATA